CAACACCTTGATATAGTCCTTACTGACTACATGATCGTCGTCCGTAAAGAACACGTTGTCGTACTTCTCGAACAGCTTGTACGCCTGCTGAACCTGCCTACCGTAACCGGCATTCTCCTTATTGACGAAGATCTTCTTGTGCTTGAATGGGGCCTTAACCAGTAACTCCATACATAGCTTGGTCAGCTTGACGTTCTTCTTCTCGTCCTCTGCTGTCGTGTACGGAATATCTGGATTCAACGGGCCATCCTGGAAAAGGTACACATCGCAATCATCTATCGCGGTATTCTTCAATAGTGAATCCAAGGTCTGGACAAGGTACGCAGGTCGATTAAAACTGAAAAGCACCACCGCTATCTTCTTCTTTGTCATATCAGCACTCCTACTTTTTCCGGTATTTTATCATGCTTGTGTGCATTACAAGTATCGCAAGCAACGGCTAGATTTGACGGTCGATGCTGTCCACCCTTAGACAATGGGGTTATGTGGTCAACGTGTCTATGTCCCAAAGGTATTAGCTTGCCACAGAGATAGCAACGGACTTTAGAAGCTTCCTTTGCCCTACGATAGACTTCTGCAATCTCATTTAGTTGGTTGGCAGTAGCCCCAATGAGTGCGCCAACTTTCAACGCACGGCGTTTGGCTTGGTAGGCAGCACGTTCAGGCAAGTGACCCTGACGATATCGCTGTTTCTCTTCAGCATGATTAATGTAATATTCCGCATGGTACTGCGCCCTCTTAACTTTATGATCAGCATTATACTTAGCTCCATCTTGCCGTATCTTTTCTTTGTGATCAATACGATACTGGTCTTGATACTGCAGTACTTCCTCCTTGTGATCTACATACCACCTAGCAGCATACCGTGCTCTCTCTTTCTTGTGGCTAGAACTGTACTCAGAGTCATGCTGTTTAACTATTGGATTAAGATGACGTCGAACAGTCTCCAAAGAAACACCAACAGTATCCCCTATCTCCTGGTAGGTTATCCCTTCATTACGCAGCTTCTGTGCCTGTGTAATACGTTCATCTGTCATTTTACTCTTCATAGGTCCTCCCCTACACCTTCATTCTTTACTGGCTTCCAACTATATTGTTTAGGACCTATTCTTTCTTCGAGTTGATTAAAATATTCAATCCACTGATCACCCACACGAGACCAGTCATATTTCTGCACCCACTTGTAGGCAGCCTCACCCTTCTCTTTACGTTTCTCAGGGTTCTCATAAGCTAACATCAGGGCCTCAGCAATGTCCTCCGGTTTGAATACCCGTCGAGCCGATTGCTTGCCTAACGTGTATTCCTTGTTCGACGTTCCTACCAGCCAGCCTCGCTCAGTTTCCAAGACCGTATGATCCTCTCGCTTGATCTCACCTTCTATGCCGGAAAGTAACTCTGGCATCGAACTGAACCCAACCGCAATTACAGGCTTCTTGCAGGCAAACGCTTCTAAGATAGGGAGGCCAAACCCTTCCCCTGCGACTGCATTAAGGATCACATCGCAAGCGTTGTACATCATGTTAAGGTCTTCCTCAGGCAATCCGTAGCGGTATAGGCCCTGGTTCACCAAGTAGACATGTCCAGTCAGGCCAAATTTCTTAACTACCCAAGCGACATCGAATGATGCAGACGGGAGCTTGTTACAGTGAATATACAGCTTGGCGTTTTTGTCCCTTAGTTGATCCAGGAATAGCCTAAACCCCTCTAGTTGGATCTCAGGCTTCCATCTTGTCCCACGGTTGTTTTTGAATATCCCCACCATGAACGTACTCTCAGGCGTAGGTCTTCCAAAGGCGTTTGTCTTCGTGACCTCGATGGGCCTGAATACCTTGGTATCCACTCCGTGATAGATCGGCTCCTGGATGGGCCAGGCCATTCCAAGGCCCTCCCTTATCACCCGTTCGCCAAACCTACAGTAAGGGACAATCTCATGCGCTCCTTTCATAGCGGCTAACCAAAGCGGAGGTAGCGGATCATGGTCCACCGGAGCATAGAGGACGTACTTAACACCTGAGCGCGGGATCATGTCGCCCGTAGCCCAGACATCGAAGTTGACTAGCCATATATCGGGCTTTTCTATTTCTTGTACTATCGGCCAGTTACCTATTTGGAAATTTCCTGCGTGTTCCGTCCCCCCGTACACCTTAACCCTATCCCAATCAAACGGTTGACAGTGGGTTAGTCCTGAGATAGCGAATTCAACCATCTTATGCTTGGAATTGTGTTGGACATAAGAGACAACGTGCTTACAGATATTTCCGTAGCCTGTGGCTTGCAAATGAGCGTTTCCAGCCCAGACGATTTTCAAAGTAGCACCCCCATTTCTTCTGGCATCTTATTGCTCTTGCGTTCATTGCAAGAGTCACAAGCCACTGCCAGATTAGATGGTCTATGCTGGCCCCCTTTGGATAGGGGCATTATGTGATCGACATGCCTATGCCCTAAAGGGATCAACCTACCGCACAGATAGCACCAGATTTTAGGGGCTTCCTTTGCCCTTTTATAGATATTAACAATTTCTGCGAGATTGCCTAGAGTTGCCCCAACAATCATGGCACGTCTAGCGCTATTATGTGCTGCCTTTTCTGATAAATGCGTCTTGCGATATTCCGCCGTATAAAGACATTCCTTCTGTCGGTTCTCTTTGTAATATGCTGTCCGATATACTTGTCTTTGTTCTTTGCCTACTATGCTACGTTCTACATCGTACAAAAGCTTCTTTTTTCTGTACTCAGGGTTTAACCACCTATAAACAGTAGCATCAGTAACACCAAAAACACTTGCTACTTTAGCGTAACTGGAGCCTTTGTCATATAGTTTTTGTGTTTCTACGATCTGGCTGTCTGTTAGCTTTCGCTTACTCATGGAAGTTCGATCTCCCCTTTCCTGACCCCTGTCTACGATGGCAAGGACCGTGATTTTATACCTTCATTCTATCACATCTGCGCTATCTATCAAGAGTGTGAATTGATCACCGGCTCTTTCATACTTTATGCATCTATTTCGATACCATACAGGGTAGCACCTGCTTTCATAGTGCCACCGGTAGTCATGGCATCAATCCGCCTTAACCTGTTCTCAACATTTCTTTCAAAGACAGCTATTATGTCCCCACTGAAAGGCTTGTCCGTGCCCTTGGAAACATGGAGAACCTGCTCTGAGAAACCGAACTGAGATGTTAAATCAGCCTGGAACTCATCCCCTGGGTTCCAGATACCGCCATCACCGTAGTCCCAATCCTTTCCACTACAAGGCTTGTTGTCAAGGGATGAGGTATGGTCTACCATGCACATATAAGCTCCCTCTATACCCTCTACAGTAACCATAGCAAGCTCATTGAAGTAGTACCACTTACCATCTGCCCAGTCTTCTGCCCACGTCTCATCATGGGTATGCCAATAAGCCGCCCAATCTGCCCCATAACCAGGTTCTCTAGCTAGAGATGGAGCATGGGTTTGTATGCACTCGTAAACTACCATATCCCTATTGACTACAAGTGTTCCCCATGTTGCGCAAGCATAGTAATTAGGTGTATGGTCAACTGCCCAAGCGTAAGGAGCACCAGGATTAGCGTCTCCAGGTTGCTGATGGCTTTCAGGGTATCTGCCATATGCTTTCCCTGTACCAAATAAGCCTATACCGGAAGTCGTGGTAATCTCGACATTGGTCAGGGCAAAGGCTATGAACACCTTACCATATGGGATCACATAGTGCTGTAGATGGTGCCTGAGTGCGGGGTTGCTGTTAGAGGGTGAGCCTGGATAGTCCTCTCGCCCTCTTACATGGAGTGACCTGTCAACACTACTGCTGACATCCGTAGGGACATAGAGTTCCTTTACCAGACTCCAATCGTCGAAGTTATACCCGCCTATGCTAAATTTAGTTGTCTTCACCACGGCCCCTACGCATCTACTTCAACACCATACAGGATACTACCCGATTTCATAACTACGCTTGTGCTAGTAGTCTCGGCTGTGATGAATTTACCAGCAGTAAAAACACCTATACAGCTCGTCATAAATGGTAGGTTAGTACCATTAGCAAGTTTGAGAACCTCTTTGGTGATACCAGCACCGTCACCATCTTTGGCAACTGCTTCTCCTATCCTGCCCATCTCCGAAGCATTATAAATGTAAATCATAGCCTGATAAGCTATGAACACCTTGCCTGTAGGAACCTGATAGTCAGCGCCAGCATCGTGGAGCGTCAGGGGAGTATTATCCTTAGCATCACCGTCAAGTGTTAGCGACTTTATCTTGGTATGACTATCAAAATTCACACCGTTTATACTAAAGGCATATCCCTTTTCTCCTGGTTGTTTAGCCATATTCAACCTCCTATATGATTGACGTGACCTTGGTCACAGTAACAGGCCCTACTCCGTAGCTTGGGTCCTCGTTTATCAGCTGTACCTTCATGTACTTAGGATCAGCGTCAATTGCCTTTGTCACCTGGACACGAGTGCTTTTGACGCACGTCAAGGTGATCTTCGCATAGTCTTCCGTGTCCCAATCTTCCTCAACCGCTGCGCCACCATAAGGAGAGGACTTCAGGTGTGCCACTACGTCGCCTGTATTGTCAGGCCCAAACGTCGCCTCTACTGTTAGCGCAAAGTCCCCGCAGTTTGTGAGGTCAATCACCTTGCACTCAGATCCCGTTATAGACGCAGGAATGGTACTGTCAGCGGGTAAGGTTGCCTCACCCAGCACTTCTACTACTTCTGGATCATTCATCTTTCACCCCTTAATTTAGATACGAATATCCTATCTCTCCGGCAAACCTGTAGACAACAGGAGATTTATCACTCTCTACGATCTCCCCGCCACCGCGCCAGACGATATGACTCAGGTCGGTTATCGACTCATATCCCGCCTTCACTATCCTTGCGATCTCCTGTCTCATCTCAAATATGCACTTCTTCGGATTGATGACAGTACTACTGCCGGTTAAGGCTAGCCATCGTTCAGCGGATAACCTTGTACACCACAAATTGATATCCACTCCGCCCTTCATCAACTGGGAAGGAGTACCATCTGATCCCATGCCGGTATAGCCCGACGCCCCACCACCTTCAACGATCTCGGAAGGGTCGGTTATTGTGACTTGTGGCATGGTGCTTTTCTGGTCATACCAGCCAGTACTCACTGAAGGCGTTACGTCACTTACATTCGCTGCAATCCAGTTATCCTTAATAAGATCGCGTATGCTTAGCTTCGGATCATTCATGGTAACTTCTTCTCCACTAGAACGGCAATCATCCCCGTACCTTGAGGATCGAGTTGCTTCACTACATAATCCTCATCGTCAGCCGTAAGCATACTGGCTATGTGAGTTTTGCCTTGGTATATGGTCGCCGTATCATCAATGTACATCACAGCATCACCCGTGGGAATCCCGCCAGACGCATCCCTCTTGAAGTCGCCCTTGTACCGCTCGATTATCGCGTTGATTGTTGCCGTGTCTGGATCAAGGGTACTGTCGCCATAGGCATCCTCGCCGCCCTCACTGTAATTAGTAAGGACAGTCGTACGACCATACTTCGCAATGTAGCGGCGATTACTCCGCTGTGCATCCGTATCGCTCATTGCTTGACAGCCTCGACGCTCCCCCTTAGATTCCCAGTTGGGGTAATATCCCCAAGAGGATGGGCATAAATAACCCTGCTCATAGACGCCTTGATCTCATATTCCATCCTCAAAGCCAGCAAACGAAGCAGCGCATTGATGTTCGCGGCCCTGCGTTCCAGCGGGTCTAGCTGCTCCATGGCCTTCTCCGCGCCAAACTTAACACATGGCCTTGACGGTATCCTTGAAGTGCCAAGCTCTACATAGACATCATAATCAGTTTCGGGGCCGATCAACCACGTATCGGTCGGGCCAGGGATCATGCCCTCCATACCCTTCTTGAGGGCCGCGTAGCCCAACATCGACATACCCCAACTAGGCATTACACCTCCACATTACCTGTCGTCTCGTCAACGACACCGCCTAAGTAGGTCAGGCTAGGTTTCTTTCCGTATGTGCCAACCGTAGCCAAATATCCAGTTGTATCTAGTGCCTTTGCCATCTGTCCATAACTCGTAAAGTCCAATCCCATGCCCGTCTTGCCTCCATAGGTATGGGAACTATCGCCTACAGAATCCTTTGCCGTGCGTTGGTCACGAATAGCTACGAAGTGTGCTGCAAGCCAGCGTTCAATTTCTTTCAATGTCGCTGTACCTAAGCCGCTGATTCCATCTACTAGCTGGCTCGCCGCGTCTATGAAAGGAGTCAAAGTCTCCAGATCAGTGTCAATGATGTCCTGTACTTCGCTACCCGAAACACGCGCCATGGTTAACTTGAGCCTATGTCTGTATCATATACCACTCCGCAGTTGTCATCGTAGTCGCTCTTGACTCTAGGACCTATTACGGCCATGACCTTGAAGTTGGTCTGCATTCCACCACTTGTCGGCCATTCGACAACCTTAATGTCTACTGCAACGGCAAGATCAACTACCTCACGGCTCATCTCAACCAAGATGATGTCATTCGCTGACATCTGATCAGACGTTTTCACGTCTTCGATGCCAGCCATATCCTTGAGGATATCAAGGTAGGTCTTGTCCTGATACGTCCACCGCTGCCTCAGGTCAGTCCACTCGTTAGAGTGCACATAGAGGATGAACGGTCCGTAGTGATGGTTGGCTTCTGCCTCGGCAATGAGCTTCACAACGTCTTTCTCGCAGTTGGCAATAGTCCCTGTCCAGTTACCTGTCAGGGTCGTAAGCGCGTTAGAGTGAGGATAGTTCATATACCCATACAGGGTATGCCCACCGATCACTACTGAACTACCGTAGAGACAGGTATACTCCAACTTCTCGATCACCTTGCGAGTCGCCTGTGCGACCATGGTTGTGTCGAAGTCCCCGCCGTAAGGACTGTTGTCCATCGCCATCAACTTTCTGATAGAGACGTTGAAGTCCACGAACGTAATGGGCATTGGAATGGTCTTCTCCCCAAAGTCCACCGTGTTCTTTGATCCGGCTGTGACACCACTCATGCTCTGCTCAGCATCGCCACCTTCAGACATTGTCTGCCAAAAAACGTACAACGCACCAAGCCCACCCTTTACAGGGTAGGTAAGGCCATGCGATCTCAGGTCGGCCATTACATTGAGGCGCTGTTTAGCTACCTCTTGCACGGTGTCATCAATCGCTGTCCACGCATCATGGGGCAGGGTTGTGTTGGTTCTCAAACAATCCAAGTCCCAACTGTTAGCTCTTAGCTTCTGAATCACTGGGCCACTACCTGCAAAAAACTGAGCAGGAGTGACTATCTGTGCTTGGTTTCCCATTATAGTACCTCCACCTTGATTCGTGTCTCTACGCCCGCAGTATATTCCTCAGCCTCTAGTGATACCGCTAAGGCCTCGCCACCGTAACCGGCAGGGGTCACCGCAGCATCAAGTCCTCTTAGGCCCCCTAGATGGTTCGAGGTCAACAGATCTCCGACCGCAAGCGTACCGTCCGCTGGTGCCGTTGACCAAGCGTAGACTTCATCCCCAGGACTAGGAACCACGTAAGGGATCGTGTCCCCTGCTGTGTATGTTCCGTCGAATGGGGTGTCCATGCTCTCAATTACTATCCTCATTGTTGGGTCAACCGTGCCGGCAAGAACCTCGATCTTGTTAGTGGCACTCCCAGCTACGGGCTGCACCAACTGTCCAGGCATCAATGCCGCGTCACAGATCGCTTCCTTCTGAATCGGATTTCCTTTGATAACTATCGTTCTCTGTGCCATGTTACTCACCGCCTTTGTTCGCTACCGCCAACAGTACCGGCGGAGGCTTCGGAATTGCTTCCATGTTTACCCTCGGCACGCCCGAACCAAGATAACTCCCAGGCGCGTAGGCAGCACCTAGCTGTCTCAGCGTTTCGGGACTCATCTCTTCAAGCGCATCCTTGTCGATGGTGCACTGCTTGTTGGCCACTAGACTATCGACCAACTTCTTCTTCGCAGCATCGGTCTCGGCCGCCATCGTATCCATGTGGGCTTTGATCTTGTCAAAATCCTGATACTTGGTCTTGAGATGTGTCTCGATCTGTGCCTCGATCTTGGTATCAAGCTCGTCAAGCTCCTCGTCCTTGGGTTTCTTGCCCTCGGATTCACCTTCGGGTTTCTTGTCGCCTTCAGCCTCGTTGCCTTCGTTCTCCGCTGGCTTCAGATGCTCCACCATGTATTTCAGGAGCTTCTCGTCGGTGTTCTCTAGCAATTCCTTGTCGAGCTCCGCATCGCTTTCTTGAAGCAGAGCGATCAACTGTTCTTTGTCCATGGGTTCCCCTCCTCTTATGATAAGGGATTTCAGACTGTTGAAACCTTTCTCAATTCCTTCCTTCATTGCGGTAATAATACCGTCCTTCTCGCTTTTCTCCATATCACGCTCCTTCTCCAATGTCGTGTAGGTTACCTTTCGCTTCACGGCCACAGGCTCGCCTATCGCCGCCTTCAGATCCTCGCCTATGATATATGATGCTTGAAAGTATCCCCTCTCCTGGTCGGGTTGAGTAACCTCATACACAACCATATTCTCATACAGATCTGAAACATAAACATACCAGTCAGATGAACCAGAAGGGATTATTTTCTCCCGTATTGCACTTGCCACGGCTTCACTTCTATCTTGGTAGCTTTCGCCTTCACGTAGCTGTACGCTTAGCTCCATAGTTTTCACCCCCGTTGCTGGCTCAAACTTGATCCCTTTGTGAGCCTTGCAGTGTGCTTTCGCCGCCGCATTTGTCCATGTTTTAGATGAATACCGAAAAGCCTGCTGTTTCCATTTGTTTTCACCCTTCAACTTACCATAGATAACGGAATAGGTCTTCCCATTATGCTTACGTGTTCCGCGCCTGAATGTACTATATTTACTCGGTGAAGATAGCCGGCAACTTGCTTCATTAGGATATGGCATACTGCACCTCTGTTGTTTTGCTCGCTAAGGTATGGTATAATCTTAGATGGTGATAGTAATGTCCAAGATTAGAGACCGTACCGTTAAAAAGTTCAAAGCACTTGGCGATGAACGCATCAAAGACACCAATTCTGTCATTCACTGGTATACAATCCGTCACAGAAACACAGCTGGTAGAGAAAACCGACTCGCTGTTTTGGTTACATGTGGTGGTTGCCTTCAAAATAGGTGGGTTACCGTGAAAAACATTGAGCGAACTAGAAGAGACTCCAAGGTTTATACTGGTTGTTGTCGCCATTGCGCCGTAAAGCTTGCCTGGAAGATCAAGCACAGGACACAACCACTCCATAGAAAACTTACCAGTCATGGCTATCGCAAGATCTATATACCTGAGAATCCTATGGCAGATAAACGAGGAGAGGTTTATGAGCACCGTTTTGTTATGTCTAAAGCACTTGGCCGCCCCTTGGAAACGTGGGAAGTCGTTCATCACAAAGACGGCAACCGGACTAATAACACGCTCGATAACCTTGAACTTCATCCAGCAAGTCAACACATAACCATAAAACGTCTTCAAGTTAGAGTAACTCAGCTTGAAACTCTCCTTAATCAGAATCATATTCCCATTCCTCGGTCGATTGGAGAAATTCCTCCATCGTCACAAACTCCCTAGGGGGTTTGGTTTTTGCCAACTCGTTGATCCGCGGAGTCCCGCACCCGTCAATCCAGGAACAGGCCCCTTTTCCTTCGGGAAGCAGGGCTATGTGGTCCGGTCTTAGATTGTACTGGATTCCCACGTACTGTTCGCCTTTGTATGTCCCAGTTTCATTTAGATCTGTGTCCGAGTAGTAGGCGGTAGACACCTCAACCGGCTTACCTTTGCGTAGCTTGTTGAGTATCTCAACCGCGTCATTGCCTAGCCCTTCTGCTTTTTCAATGTCAATCCATAGCTCACCCTTCAGGCTCTCGTTCTCATAGTAAGCATTGTAAAACCGCCCGACTACGGACTCCTCAATCACGTCCAAGTCCCTTGCGGAGACCTTCTCTCCGTTTTCTAAGGGATGGGGTATTGGTATCGGTACATCGTTCCACAATACTACAGACTTCTCGATCTCAGCCGCAAGGAGTAGTTGTGTGTTCAATACACCTTGCTTGACGGCCACGATAGGACAAACAAGATACTCCCGACCGTCTAAAAACTTAGTCGATACACGACCAGTCGAGAGCTTGCCAAAAACTAGTTCAGCATCCATCTTCACCTGTCCTTTTTTACATGTCTTTCCTCCCTTTGTTGATTATTGATACTTTACACCTTTCTACCTGAATGTCAAGATAACTAGGCGAGTGGCAGGGCGCACCTTCTAAGTACCATCGCTATACGATGTTCAGGCCGCCAAGCTCTCCCTGCCTGTATCGACGGCATACTACCCGCTTTTAAATGCCAAGCTCTATCGGCGGTTGCTGCCCTTGCCTTTAGTTGGTTGCTTCGATGGAGGGCAACCGCCTCTTCCTGAATTCTTTCTCCGGCCTTGGCCGCTTCCGTCTCTTTTAGGTGTTCCTCTCTTTGCCATTATATCACGCTCCTTAGCAACCGCGACATCTTTGCACTTGGTCACTATACACCTACCCCTGTGGAATGTCAAACTACTGGAGCCCAGGTACACGAACAGTTACAATGTAAAGGAAGCATCCCTCTGGCTTCTTCGAGTGTGTATATTCCCGCCGCATCGGGACATATATTACTCGGACACGGTCCAGGCCCGACCATCAACTCTACCTTCTCCACACCATAGTCAGTGTATCTGTTCAGTGACGCCTCATTCTGTGTGCGGTTGACCTCAGTACGCGCCAGTGTCCTTGCCCTTGTCCGTCCTACGTTGTCTACGTTCTTATTGATTAGCCTAGCGATCTCTCTAGGATTCTTACCCTGTGATAATCCATCAATCAGTTCCCGCGAGATCTTCTGATCCATTGCCTCGTTGATCCCGTTTAGCTCAGTGAAGTTCCTTGTGTACATCATGCCAAGGGAATCAGCGTGGATCGGCCTGTTGAATATCGCTCTTAGCTCTTCCTCTGGTACATCAATACCTTGCTCTTTCAGCTTGTGTCGTGCCCAGACAATCCCTTTCTCGTAAGACCTTCTTACATACACGTTCTGCCATTCGCTGTGGGCCACTACCCTACGGCCAACCCTCTCCGTTACCCCAAGGATCTCGCCGTCCTGCGCTGCCCTAAGCCACTCCATGAATGCCTCTACCTTGGCAGGATTCTCCGTGAACTTGAATGGTAGCGCAGCGGCAGCCATTGTACTGAGAACGCTGGGCTTATTAGTGAGACGGAAGCAGTCATTTGTGACGATAGACTCAGTTATGAGGGCCTTGAGCCTGCCGAAGCGGCGGTTCATCTCGGCCATATATTGTTTGTGAATCCCTGCTAGGTAAGGGAACCCTTTAGGAGTAATTGGCATTATTTCCTCGCTTGGCTCGCATTTGACCGTTGGATTTCAGAATTCTCATGGCTCGCAATGAAACCCTGGTGTTCATATCGCCCTTGGCTCGCAATCGGCTTATGGGTTTCATTGGAGTCCTGGCTCGCAATTCAAGCATGGGTTTCAAACCCGCTATGGCTCGCAAAGCAGTCATGGTTTTCATCCTAATCATGGCTCGCAGCTTAATTTTGGGTTTCACAGAATTCATGGCTCGCAAGAGGGAAGTGGGTTTCATTGCTCTTTTGGCTCGCAGATAACCACTGGGTTTCACTCTTCCTTTGGCTCATTTTACATCTCTATTATAAGGCTTCTTTGTTAGAATGTCAAACTCTGTCTGGACTTCCTCATCATTTTCATCTAGCGCATGAGTAGTCGGGTTTCCTTCCTCTTTGTCGGGCTCAGGTTCAAAGCCAATCATTACCCTTAGCTCAGGGACGGTGAACATGTCTAGTGGGAAGCCCCCTGTAATAGCCTTGACTGAATCGGCTCTCTTAGAGTAGACCTCCGCCTGTTCTTGGTCCGTAAGGTAAAATAATCCAGGCCATGAGACCTTGTAGGTCCCGCCATTAGGTGCGGGTAAAGCGCCAATCTCCCGAAACCTGTCAATCAGCGGTCTAAGTATCCTTGGCTCTGCAAACTGCTCTTGCCTCTCAGCTATTCTCCCAAGCCAGTTAGCTTGATCCTGTGTAGAGGCTAAGTTCCCGCGCTCACTTCCCAGCAAGATCCTCTGTGGTATTCCCGTCTTGCCAGATATAAGTTGTATCTCTACAGCAAACGCCGCTGTCGGATCGGCTATCTCGCCCTTTATCGGCGTGAACTTCCCTCCCTTTATGGCTACGAGGCGTTGCAGCCCGTGGATGTAGTTCTGCCATTCTTCCTTCATCGCCAACAAGTCTTCATTGCTCATATCCGCGTAGTCCTTCTCGGCTCCGAGTTCAAAGCCTGGGACCGCCGTCTGCCAGTGGCCCTCGGCTGCGGAACCCACAATCTTGTCCAAGTCGAACAGGCGGTCGAACACCTTTTGCAAGCGTGGCTCACCGAACACTTCATCCGTTAGAAGCCCTTCAGCGATGTGAATGACCCTCGACCAATGGACTTTCTGCTTGTTGAACCCCTTCCCTGACGCGAGGTTGCCCATTAGGTCAATTTCATATTCCAGCGGGTGGCCGAAGCGAGGGTTGTTTGTGTCATCCACGAATGTCTTGATCCCTACGTGTTGCTCACCGAACGCGGACAGGAATATGACCTGCTCCGGTCCAGTGACCGCCGTTAACTCCTCCGACAGCTTGCCGTCCTTTGTCCCAATAAGCAATACCCCATACCTACCTATCCCTGAAAGCCTATCCACCCTCTCCAAGTAGTGATAGACATTGAGCTTGTCGCGGAGCTTGGCCCATTCCTTGCTAAAGTCAGACTTGCCCTCAGTCTCGTCCGTTACGATAGGTGTTTTCCGCCATGTCGTCTTGGCAGGAGCGTCAACTATGGTAGCGGCAAGGCCTCTACGGTTATAGTAGGATAGATAGTCCGTTATCTCAGGCTTGGTTTTGTAGCCCAACGATACATCGATATTTCTATCCCTGCCGAACTGCAAACCTGCCCGATGGGCCAGTTGGGCACGTTCAAGCAGATCAGACAGGTTAGCTACGAGTTTGGTTCTGATTGACTTCTTAGTGGTATCTGCCAAGTGTATCACCTTCTTTTCAATTAAGGGGGCTTTGCCTAATGTGACGCCACCCCCTTGGGTACTAATACCCCTACCCGAAAGTAGGATCGGACCTTCTCCGTAGAGAGGGGATTATGATTACTGCAACTCTCACTTGGGTTTCATGTATAATATGGCTTACATCATTATACACCTTCTCTTGTACTTGGCAAGGATCATATCATCTAGTAGGAGGACTCTTTTCTCCAGGGAACGGCGGCATAAGGCTCTGAGAGGGCCTGTCGAAAATGAAGTCTTTTACTTTCGGTTCCAAGGATAAAGATTTTAGTCCCTTAACCAGTTTCGAGAATGGTCCAATAAACTTTGGGTTGGCTACCAAGGCAAGATCTCCCATGTACCTGTGAAAACAACCAATACACAGCGTCTTACCCTTGACCTGGTACATGCCTTTATTCATCTCTTCGCAATGGTCGCACTTATGCCCATGGGGATAGTAGACTATCGCAGTTGAAAGGTTTAGTTCTACTTCACTTATCATTCCTCACCCCATACCCATTGATGATCTTGTACGGTATCTTTTCTAAAGACCTTATTCTCAACACACTTTCTGAACCACTCGCAACAGTATTCTGGAATAGGCTCAAATAGCTTCTCGAAATCGTTTGACGTTAAACACACACTTGTTGGGGGACCATGCTCTTCACAAGAGCCTCCACGATGCGCATAATAGTCAGAGATTTCATACCCAGAACCCCAAATGAATACCGCCTTCTTTGCCAGTACCAGATGCCTGTCTTCTCTGTGCCTATACGTTTTCATATCCTCCTCCTTCATATAATTATAACCCTGCGCCGACAAAAGTCAACTCCCTGAACCTATTTAACACTCTCTCTTGCTCGCTCAACAACACTCATGTCGTGTATCTCTATTTCGTCTGGTATTTTATCCTTCTTTTCTAGGTTACATTTAACGTGAACTATCGCTAGGTTAGACAGAGCATGAGCACCATCCTTAGAAAGGGGGAATACATGGTCAACGTGTCTTTCCCCAATAGGAGCCAACTTGCCACAGATATAACAACGTATTCCAGAATCTTCCCTTGCTTGGCGGTATATCTCTGCGATTTCCTTGGAGTCACCTACAGGCACACCCTTTTTCAAGGCCCATCGTTTAGCACAATATGCTGTACCCTTTTCTGGGTTATTTGTGCGGTATTTCTTGCCATATTTTGCCAGTTCCTCTCTATGATTCTCCTGATATTCCTTGTGACGTTTCGCTACTTCCTTTTTATTCGTCTTGCTGTATTCCTTGCAATATTCCAGTGCTTCCTCTCTATGATCTTCGTAGTATTTCTTCCAGTATTCCGCTATTCTATCTCTATTGTTCTTGCGGTATTGCGCTCTTTCCTCTCTATGAGTCGCGCAGTATTCTCTACTCTGCTTTCTTACCTCTGGATTTAGAGCACGACGAAGCGTTGAATAAGCAACGCCCAAGCTGTCGGCTATCTTCCAGTAGAATATGCCCTCTTCCCTCATCTCCTTGGCCGTAACTAGTTTCTCGTCTGGGATACAAGACCGGAACGGCTTCTCCAGTTGCTCAATAGCTGTGTCCATATTTTTCCTTAAAG